GAAGAATTAAAAGAGATTATAGAAAAATATAAGCAAAAGATAAAAGACTTTAAAAATTAAATATATATTTGAACCAACAAAACAGAAAAATTATGAAAGTAGAAATCCAAAACTTTACAGGAACTCAAAAAGAGTTTGAATTAGAAATCATCTATGCAAAAGGAGTAATAGAGATATTCTCAGCTAAAGCCGAGTATAGCTATAAATACAACTTAGCAACTGACACATCAGAGTTTATCTTTGAAAGCATTCAAGGGGCGAAATGGAACGGCATCACAGGTATTTACTATCCTTATGTTTTCTCAGAGGAAGAATGTAACGCAATCGAAGCGCAGATGAGAGAGCAAATTGATTGGGAAGAAATTATAGATGTGTTAAACAATTGGAATAATAGAGACTGATATGAAAGCAATATTAGAATTTAACCTACCAGAAGACGCACACGAATACAATCTTGTAAACAAGGCGGTAGATATGAGCGTAGTTCTTCACGAGTTCGACCAATATTTAAGAGGGAGACTTAAATGGGAAGACAATATAACCGATGATACATATAATGCGTTACAGGATGCGCGTGATAAATTGTGGGAGATGGCTAAAGATGGAGGGATAGAACTATGACACCGAAAGAGAAAGCAAAGGAGTTATTGTACAATTACGAATTGCAAGTAAGATTCAGTATGGAGGATTGCTCGTTTACATATAGAGATAGTAATTATGGTTTAGCAATAAAAAGAACGGCAAAACAATGCGCATTGATTGCAGTTGATGAGATGCTTGATTTTAGAAATGGCTTATACATTAATGAGGGGAGTTTGGCTCATCAATGGCTACTAGATGTCAAACAAGAAATAGAGAAACTATGAAAAGCACAGAACTAAAAATCTATCACGCTATAATGTTTATTATATTTAGCGTAATACTTGTTTTACTCGTTTCTAAGACACTTTCTGCTGATAGTAATAGCAAAGTATATCCAATAGAAAGAAGTACGATTAAAACGTCTTATTTAAAGCCGTCTGATTTATCAAAAGAAAATCTATCTTTGCAGAAACAAAATTATTACGAAAGATTATGGAACGAGAAATAATATTTATATACCTTTTGATTCAAGCATTTTTTATGTTAGGGCTTAGTATGTTAGCATTTAAGATGGAATATTTTAATTTAGCAGTAATATTTTTAGTAATTGGTGCATTGAATTTGATAGCTTTGAGCATCTTTATGTATGATATATGGGTAGGAAGATAGTAAAAGACGAAATGCACAGGAAGTATCGTATGAAAAGACGTACTTGTGATTGGTTCTTAAATTATATGTACGATGGTATGGCTTTTATAAGGCTAAATCCTGAAGAATGAAATATGTTTATAAGGTTATAGATTTAATTTGGGTGTATGTTATTAGCCGATTGTATAGAAACGAAGACAACTGAAAGTTCATCAGAGTGGTTAGCATCGGTAGCAAAACACCACAAGCACTTTATATCGGTGGTTAAATCATTTGGAGAAGACCGATACTCAGAAGATATAGTGCAGGAAATGTATTTAAGAATCTACAAATACACGAACCCAGAGAAGATAATAAAAGACGGACAAGTAAATCAAGGTTTTATATGGTTTGTATTACGTAATATTTATGTAGACTACTGTAAGCAAAAATCTAAGATTGAAAAGGTAACTGTAAACGATGCTTTAGATATAAAAGATATTGACTTTAGCGGAATGGAGAAAGCTAAAAACGATATTGAGTTAAAGATATATATGGAAATAGACTCGTGGCATTGGTACGATACGATGTTATTTAAGTTATATAAAGAAAACAATCATTCTATGCGTGAGTTATCTGCGTTAACTAAAATATCTGTAACGTCTATATTTCACACTATAAAGCATTGTAAGCAACGTTTGATTGAGAATGTAGGAGAAGACTACGAAGATTATTTGAATGGAGATTATGAAAGAATCTGAAAACACATACCATAGTTTGAGTGAGATTAGAAATAATTACGCTGAGTTGATTGATAAATATTATCAGTTGGTACAGAAACACGAAAAGCTACAGGAAGAATTTGACCAACTAAAAGAAAGATATATGAACTTAATAGATAACAAATGAAGACGATACGAGCGTATTTAGAAAACCAAAAGGAGTTAGCCTATGTATCATTTGCACATAGTTTGCAAGGCGAAAATGTTAACTTATTAGATGCAAAACACTTTTTAGAAAGAATAGTACATTTAGAATTAATGATTAAAGAATTAGGAAATGGAAAAGAAAAGAAGAGGTAGAAGAAAGTCTGAAGTTTTTACCGATGTGGTAGAGATAGTAAAAGACGAAGCACAAGAATTAGTAAACGACATTAAAGAAGATGTCGCTGAAGGTTTAGGAGATACTTTAGAAAAGGTATTTAAGAAAACAGGTATTAAGAAGTTAGTAAAGTTTATAGCTGGAGAGGACTGCGGATGTGACGAGCGTAAGAAGAAGCTAAACGAACTATTTCCTTACAGAAAGATTAGCTGCCTAACTGAAGACGAATATAATGTATTAGACACTTTCTTTGGTAAGAATACTGCTGAAATAGCACCGAGCGACCAACACGAACTACTCAAAGTTTACAATAGAGTTTTAAATATAAACAGAGAGCCTACAAGCTGCTCAAGTTGTTGGAGAGATATTCTTAATCAGTTGAAGAAAGTATACAACCAATATAAAGACGAACACGATGCCAATTCCTAATCCTACATCTTCAGAAACGGAGAAAGAATTTATCAAACGATGTATGGCAGATAATACAATGGTTAGTGAATACACAGATATAGACCAAAGATTTGCCGTATGCGTTTCAAGTTTTAACGAAAACACGAACAATGTTAAAGCAGCCGAACAAAACAAAAGTGGAAACTAACTATTATTTAGTAGTTATAAACCCAGAACTCCATAGACAAGTATGGAATAGCTTAAAACTCACTATGGCAATTGCTGAAGCTGAGTATGTATTATTCTATGATAACACGATTAAGACCATACATATGGAAGAGGTAAACTATGAAGAGTATAGAAGTTATAATTACTCACTGAACTAATATGAAAGTAGATAAAGTAAAAATAAGCGAGGTAAAGACGAATCCAAAGAATCCACGCCTAATTAAAGACGATAAGTTTAAAAAGTTGGTTAAGTCAATACAGGAGTTTCCGCAGATGCTGGAACTACGTCCTATTGTAGTGGATGAGAACAATATAGTGTTAGGCGGCAATATGCGTTTAAAAGCGTGTAAGGAAGCAGGATTAAAAGAAGTATTTATTGTAAAAGCTGATAATCTAACTGAGCAACAGAAAGACGAATTCATTGTAAAAGACAACGTAGGTTTTGGCGAGTGGGATTGGGATATTTTAGCAAATGAATGGGACGTAGAAAGTTTAGATAATTGGGGTTTAGATTTACCCGGCTTTGATTTAAACGCTGATGAATTAGGAACTGAATTTAGTTTACCTGATGGAGACAAAGCACCGTTTCAACAAATGACTTTTACTTTAGCAGATGAACAAGCGGAGCAAATTAAAAACGCAATAGCAGATATAAAAGAAACTGAAGAATATAAATATTGCGAAACAATGGGCAACGAAAACACGAATGGAAACGCACTTTATTTAATTATAATGCAATGGGCAGAGCAAAGGAGATAATAGTTAAAGTTATACCCTCAAAGATTGCTAATGAGTTTGTAAAGAAACATCATTATAGCGGTAAAGTTGCTCCTAATTCAAAACTTCATTTTGGTGCTTTTTTAGATAATAAATTACACGGAGTTTTAAGTTTTGGAAGTCCTTTAGATAAAAGTAAAGTTTTAGGGTTAGTACAAGGTACTTTATGGAATGAAATGCTTGAACTTAACAGAATGGCTTTTGATGATTACTTGCCTAAATACTCAGAAAGTAGATGTTTAAGTATTACGTTTAAATTAATTAAAAAAAATGCACCTCACATAAAATGGATTTTATCTTTTAGTGATGGCGTTCTTTGTGGAGACGGAACAATATATAGGGCAAGTGGGTTTCAACTTACTCAAATTAATGATAAAACTGAAAACTGGGAACTACCAAATAAACAACTAGTACAAGCGTGTACTTTAAGACAAAGCGGTTATACAAGTTGGTTGCTTCCGTTTATTACAAAGCAAAAGTTTGATGAAATAAGAAATGGGTCTACAAGTTCAAAAAGAATAATGGAATATATTGGTGCAAAAAAATTAAATGGAAATCAATTAAGATACATTTATCTAATTAATAAAACTTGCAAAATAACCGTTCCAATATTACCATTTAGTAAAATAGATGAAATGGGCGCAGGAATGTATAAGGGTAAAAAAATAACCCTCCAAGAAAGGAAGGTTATTAATTTGAGCGATGTGGTAGATTCGAACTCCAACTCTTAACTGGAATGTTAAGCGTGTAACCATTACACTAACATCGCAATGCAAATATAATAAAAATAACGAGAATAAAACGAGATTATGGCAAAAGAAGATAATCTAAAAAAATTCAGTTCAGAATATCAACCCGAAAAAAACGGAAGACCGAAAGGGAGCCGTAATAGAAGCACAATAGCACGGCAATGGTTAGAAGTTAATCAAAACCTAAAAAACCCTTTGACAGGCGAAAACGAAACAATGAGCCAAGAGGACTTAATGACTTTGGCGCTGATTAAGAAAGCAAGAGAAGGAGATGTAGCAGCGTATAAGGCTTTGATGGATTCAGGATATGGCGCACCTGTTCAGCAGATAGAGCAGCATAATATCGAAATACCTTTATTCCCAGATGTTTCAGAGGACAACAGCAACGAATAAGGTTTTATCTTTAAAAAGACGAACTAAAATAATTCAAGGTGGAACTTCTGCTTCGAAAACGTATTCTATTTTAGCAGTATTAATAGACAAAGCATTAAAGAATTCTACTGAGATAAGCATAGTAGCTGAAACAATACCACATTTAAGAAGAGGTGCATTAAAAGACTTCTTAAAGATTATGAGGTGGACTAATAGATATGTAGATGCAAACTTTAATAAATCACTTTTAAGATATGAATTTGCGAATGGGAGCGTTATGGAATTCTTTTCGGCTGATGATAGTTCTAAGTTACGTGGCGCTCGTAGGGATATACTATATATTAACGAGTGTAATAACGTCACTTTTGAAGCGTACAATGAGTTATCGATTAGAACGAAGAAAGAGGTATTTTTAGACTTTAACCCTGCAAATGAGTTTTGGGTACACACGGAACTAAAAGACGAACAAGATAGCGACTTCATAATTCTAACCTACAAGGATAACGAAGCCTTAGACCAATCTATAATAGACCAAATAGAAAAGAACAAGGAGAAAGCTAAGACATCTGAGTATTGGAGGAATTGGTGGAACGTTTACGGACTTGGTTTAGTAGGTAGCTTAGAAGGAGTTGTGTTTAATAATTGGAAGATAATCGATAATATTCCGATTGAAGCACGATTAATTGGCATAGGGTTAGACTTTGGTTATTCAGTTGATCCTACTGCGATAGTCGAAATATATCAATACAACGGACAAAGAATAGTAAGGGAAAAGGTATATCGCACCGGTATGCTTAATTCTGACATAGCTAAAGAACTACAAAAAAACGTAGTAGTATATGCTGATAGTGCTGAACCTAAAAGCATAGAGGAGATACGCAGACAAGGAATAACTATTAAGGGTGTTACGAAGGGCAAGGACTCGATTAATTACGGAATAGATGTAATGCAAAGGCAAGAGTATTTAGTAACGTCAGATAGCACTAATCTAATCAAAGAACTTAGAAGCTACTGCTGGGACACGGATAGAACAGGAGTGAGATTAAATAAACCTGCAGGTGGCAACGACCACATTATAGATGCGCTACGGTATCACGAAATGGAAACTTTAGGATTAAACAATAGCTATGGGACATACGCCATCCGTTGAGGAAATGATAGCCGTAGTTCAAGACTACATATACGATAGAAAGCGTGTAAGGGTAAAAATATCTTTTGACAACCCAATGAGGCTACACAAAGATATAGTACTGTTAAACGAAGCGTATAGCATTGCAGTTATGTATAACAATAAAGATAAATAAAAGTTATAAAAATATGAAGTTAGAATTGCTTATACCAACATCACTAAGTGAGATTCCATTAAAGCACTACCAAGAATTCAGAAAGGTAGCTGAGAACTCAAACGATGAGGAGTTTGTAGCTGAGAAAATGATAGAGTTATTTTGCGGCATAGAACTAAAGGATGTTATAAAAATCAAAGCATCTGATATTTCTGATATGGTAAGCCACTTCAATAAATTGTTTTCTGGGAAGCAAAAGTTTGAACACAGATTTAAGATAGGAGATTTAGAGTTCGGTTTTGTACCTGACTTAGAGAATATATCTTGGGGTGAGTATATTGACATTGAGCGCAACCTTACAGATTGGGACACGATGCATAAAGCTATGGCAGCAATGTATAGACCGATCACAAAGCGTAAAGGAGAAAAATACGAAATAGAAGAGTACAACGGAACTGCTAACTATTCAGATGTAATGAAGTACGCACCTTTAAATGTAGTGTTTGGTGCATCGGTTTTTTTTTGGACTTTAGGAAGCGAATTGTTGACGGCTTTGATGGACTATTTGGAGAAGGAGATGAAGGGGATGGACTTAACGACTATTCAGAGCAAACTCAATTTGGAAAACAATGGGGATGGTATCAAAGCATATATGCACTCGCTAAAGGAGACATTACACGATTTGACGAAGTTACCAGAGAACCATTGGTTAAGTGTTTGACCTTACTAACATTTGAGAAGCAAAAGACGGAAATAGAAATTAGACAAATTAAAAAGCAACAACAAAAATGGTAGGATTCTACACGATTATAGATA